CCTTGGTTGCTTATCCGTTCTCAGGATAAGCCTACGTTCGTCAATGTAACGGGTTCTTCCCGTTACCGCGGACCTCTCACGTGTGCCTCCACCCTGATTCAGGGAAGCTATGCTTCTCTGGCTAATCAGACGGATGGAGACGTCATCGCTTTTGGCACTAGTGCCATAGCAAAGACGGCTCCGACTAATCCGGCATTCGATCTCGCAACAGCTTTAGGCGAGTTGAGAATGGATGGACTCCCGGCGGCAACCGGCAGCTCTCTCCTTCGGGAAAGGACTGCGATAGCTCGTAGCGCAGGTAGTGAATACCTAAACTACGAGTTCGGTTGGCTTCCACTACTATCTGACATCCAAGGCTTCGCCAAGGCTGTCAAGAACAGTGGAGCAATCTTGAATCAGTACCGAAAAGGTTCTGATGTCAAGATCCGTGAACGATACGACGTAGGAGGACTTGACCAATCGCGTGTACTGTCAGGAGGGATCCTGTGCAGTCCGACGGATGGCAATGTCGTCCTATCAGGGGGACAACTCGAGCATCAAAGGAGAAGAAGTTGGTTTAGTGGTGCCTTTCGGTACCACATCCCAACTTCTGATACCCAGCTCGGGAAGTTCCAACAGTGGATGAGTATGTCTGACCACCTTCTCGGGTGGAAAGTTACTCCTGAAACTGTTTGGAACATCGCACCCTGGTCCTGGGCCGTCGATTGGTTTTCTAATACTGGCGATGTAATTGCCAATATTAGTAACCTTGGAAAAGACGGCCTCGTGTTGCAGTATGGATACTCCATGGCTGAAAACATCCATGAGATCGATACTTGGGCTCTGATTGAGAACAAGACAGCGACGCGTAGTATCAAGAAACACTACAAGCGTCGTCTGCCTGCAACACCATATGGTTTCGGTGTTAATCTGGATGCTCTTTCGAGCAAACAGATCGCCATCATCGCGGCGTTAGGTCTTTCCAGGACTTAACGTCGTGACAACCCTTCCTATCTTATCCAGATAGGAGGGTGGGGCTCTATACCTTAGAGTCCTGACTTCCACGTTCGGCACAAAACCATGCCGATCTTCATAGAAGAGGACTGCCTCCATGGCATTCACTGACCCCCAAGCAGTGACTATCAACGCCGTTTCGCAGACGTTGCCCCGGATTTCATCCGGTGTCAACTCTGGCGTCTTCCA